TTTGACGTGTATAACGATACAAATTCTCACCGACAGGAACAAACGCCTTGTGATAGTTCTTCTTCATCGTCGTATCCCAAACCTTATCAATTGAAGTCCATCCGATGTTACGGACAGTCGTATTGGTAAGCTGGGTAAACACGTCCTCGGCCTCGCGTGTCTTTACCCAAATTTCATCAACCATTCCCATGTAAGGCTCCCATGTACGACGCGTCCACTCAATATTGGGAATCCAAATATTCTTGCGAGCATATGCGAAAAGCGATGGGTTAATTGTTTCAATAAAAATATTGGCGTCTGCCTCTTCGCAGTGAGGATATACGTGTGGCACACATGCGATACTCACCTCTTTATCAAAGACACCGGTGAGAATCCCTCGCAGGATAAATGTATCCTGATTCAATCCAGTATTTTTACCAAAGTTAGAAATGATGTTTATGCGCATGTTTATGTATCTATAATTACTTGACGCTTAAACGTTTTGTCGCGCGATTCAGAATGTTCTTGCGAAGCGTTCGTCGTCGGGAATGAGTTTGGTCAATATATTTTTTCCAAGATACTCTACTTCGGTCTACGCACGCATTCAAGAACAGAACGGGTCTATCGTGCCACCAGTGTGTGGGAGAATGCTTACACCATCTCCAAAAAGAGACTGGGTCAGTGATAGATACGGCATTTCCCAATTCGGTATTTTTTGTAAGTTCAGAGCACAACTTTTTCATATCGGCAGAGCCATAACCATAATAAGAACTAAATATATTCTTCTTATAGACACTATCCTCTGCTACAAAGTCCGAACCGTCCCATCCCACAAACGATATAGGACGGAACGAGTCCCAACTCGTTTCAAATGTGAATAATTGGTTACTCAGTTTCCCGTATATAACCTCACGAAACTCACACAGTTCCATTGGTTATGATTGAAAAATGATTTGACTAAATACAACGAATACTAGAAGAAAGACTTCAGTTCACCGGCATGAGTTCCGTATGACTTTACGTTTACGGGGTTCGCAATAGGGGCGGCGAAGTCTTCTAGGTCCTTGCGATAGAACATATGGAAATCTACCTCGGAATACACCTTGCCAGCACAGTATCCGATAACCCTGCGATTCAGCTCTTCCAGTTCCCCCGCAATATTGTTAGGGTCGTTGCGTCCGAACATCAAGTAGTAGCTTCTCATAACAATACGTAAGTCGTCGTCACTCTGGCGTCCGATGTCGTACTGGCCGCCGCTCATAGACGATACCTGATCATGAATCGCCTGTTGGATACGGTCAATATTTGATAAACTAAAAAATACAGAATTCAGAGGGGTTTCAGAGTGCATGGTTCCTATAAGGTCACGGCGGGGATTGTCGCCCAACACGGAAGCGCCTTCGGCGTACAGCTTGTAAGGACGGGCTGCGAACTGGAGGGTTGATGGGTCATTTATGTTTGGAACCCGACCACCGTGCTCCGGAGCTGGGTACTGGGCGCTTGTGGAAGTCATATTGTAATGGTTCATCTTGCTTATAGCTCACGCATTTTTTCGTAGAGAGATTGATTCAAAATCTCTTCAACTTCCATAGTCATAGAATAATTGCCATCAAATGTAAGTTCCTGTCCCGCCCTGTCTAGCAATTGAATTTCCAGTTGCTGTATATTTGAGGGCAGTAGAAACCGATATGTTTTATTAGTTGAGTTGTTTGAATCGTTATCATGTATAACTTTTCCTTTGTCGACGGTGACAGGAATCTTGGCAAATACTGTAAAATATGTATCGTTGATTGTTTGGGGAACAACTGTACTATAATCATTAACATTCATATAAATATAGTCATCGGTATTCAAATCTGGTAGATAAGTTGCGGTTATGGAATTAGTTTGGTTTATGAGTACATTACTATAAATAGTTGATTTAAAGCCCATTAGAACGCCAAGTGGTTCGAATAGCGGTATTTCAACTGGCGTATATCCAAAATCAAAATCATACCTGACAAGTGTCGCAGCTGTGTTTCCGATTACAATATATCCTTGGTTATTGACAGTGCATGTGAATGTATCTCGTTGCGGAAATTTAGTTGATGACAAGAGTCGCAATTGCGTCTGTATCGCAGCAGCCAGTAATTCTGCATTAGGAATATATTCGGGCACGGCATCCGAGTCAATATTTACTATGGTATAATTAGGATTGAGAGAATCGCCATTTTTTCTTATCCCAAACGATGTATTACCTCGGGCATTTGAAAAGTTTGCGAAAGTGTTTGGGAGTTCTAGCGATGACAATTTTATGGAAATTGCGTTCTTAATCTGCCGACGGATGCGAAATATGAAATGACTAGCCGATGAAACCGAAGTTGAATCAAATGCGTTTCTGATGAAAGCAGGAGGATCGTCCGATGCGGGATTTTTACTCAGAACACCGGGAACGGCATAGGCTCGGAAGCGAGTGTCTATATTAAAAGTGTTCAATTTGACATCTTTATTGTACCTGACGCTGAACCTACTTTTATCGTCAAAATTTGTTGGTCGTGAAATGATTTCTTCGGTATTACGGTCTCCCCCAAAAGTGTTAAACTCGTCGGGACGCTCTACTGCATACGTGTTGATTGTATCCTGCTGATATGCCCCCACGTCTTCTAATTCTTTATCATAATCAATTTGCTGGAATGCTAATGAATCACGGGCGCTTTCCTCGTATTGTTCGGCTAATAACTGTTGATATGTTACAGGTTGTTCCATTAATTTAACTTAGACCAAAGTGTTTATATTATATATACAAATGTTGTCAGCAAGCCAGTATACTGCATTAAAGGCTATTACTAATTGTCCTGGACCAACAGGTGCGACCGGTGCAGGTCCAACTGGAGCAACCGGAGCCACGGGATCCACAGGACAAACTGGAGCAACTGGGGCAACTGGATCTACAGGTGTTAGTTTCGGAATTTCCCCAACCTTTACAGTGAGAGCTCTTACAACATCTCCCTGGTTTGAATGTAGTATTACTGGATTAGACGATTGGACACCGGTAGCAAATGATGCTATCAACTATGGTACCTTTGCCGCTCTGGATACTAACACCGAAATTCGTGGATTAATATTTAACGGAAGTGTATGGGTATGTAGTGTATTCGTAAAAACTGCCGTCACAACCAACTTCCCACAGTTTTTGTATTCTTCAGATGGAAAAATATGGACGCCTGGCACTTACGATCCGGTTGATACTCCTCCATTCGGTATACTTAATGAAATACGAGGAGCTTACAAAATAGGTTGGAACGGATACATGTTAGTTGCTACAGGTACATCAACGAATACATCAATAGCATATTCTACTGACAACGGTATTACATGGAAATCGGTGCCAAACAGTCGCACAAACATTATACAATTTGGGCGCGGAATAGCCTGGAATGGTGAGGCGTGGCTGTTAACTGGAACATCCGCAGTAGCGAATAAGCCTATCGCATATTCGTTAAATGGAATAGATTGGACTCCTGTTACTATAAATAATACACTACTGGATATTGGCCATTCTGTGGCAACCGATGGCATGCGTTGGGTAGTTGGTGGTAATATATCCACAGCTGCAAGAATACCAATATATTCAGATGATATAACAGGAGCTAGTGGTTGGAATTCTACCGCGGGTTGGACAGAATTTTCAGACACGTTGATTGTTTCGGATTTATCATGGAACGGACGTCAGTGGATTGCACTGACCGCCAAAGATAGCTCCAAAGTGAGTGTCCTAGTTTCATCACTCGGTGGAACATGGGAGACTACTGGACAGACTGGCGGGATATTTGATTTGGGAGAATCGGTAACATGGAATTCCTCAGCTTGGTTAATAACCGGAACATCCGCTACTTCGGCAAATATACTTAAGTATTCAACCAATAATGGTGTTAGTTGGACATCTATTGCAGGTCGCACAGCTTCTACATCAATAGCATCGCGAACAATCGTACCATTGTTGAACACATTTGGAGATGTAAACGTGGGTCGTAACCTCATTATCAATCCTGGTAATAGTTTAACAGTCAAAAATTCAAATACGAGTGGGGGAGATACATCCATACAAAACCATACACTACAGTTAGGCAGTGATTCATCAAATGATTCATTTGTACGTTCATCTTCAGTCGCCAGCTCACGACTACGATTAGCTTCAGGTAGTGGAGGTATATTGACAAGTGGGAACCTAAATGTAAATGGAACTCTAACTGCGAACACTGTACAATCCGGTAACTTCACAACATCAGCTGCATATGGGTTCATCAGTAATACAGGTGATTTAGTCACTCGTATTAGGAATGGTACTACAAATATACCTATATATATTCAAGGAGGAAACTCATCTGGTGCAAATGCTTCATTAGCAGCAAGTAGTGAGACATCGTTTATAGGTATTACGAACGCCGGTTCTTATATCACAAATCAGAACTCATTCAGACTTAACAACACCGCTACGTGGTCTAATTTTGGATTCCTTACCGAAGAGGGTCCCAGAGTGATCGCTGCTAGTAGTGGATTAAGCTTTTTCGACAATACAACGGCAAGTTCTGGCATTTCCACAGTCGCATTAAGCGGTGGAAATGTTGTGTATTCACTGACAGCACCGCTTCCATCAAAATTGTTTAATTTAGGCACGCTATTTAGCGTATCCAGTATATCCGGTGGATCTAATTATAATTTTGCCGGATTCAAATCCGGGGTCGTAAATAGTACCGGAACATCCGTTACTGTATTTAATGATTTCAGTGGTAGTGGTTCTGGTACCGGCGGTACCTTACAATATTTCAACGCAACTACCGCCGGGTTGACTATCGGTTCAACCGGTACTACAATAGCCGCGGGCAAGAAATTGACAGTTAATTCAACGCTAGGTTTAGGAACATCTGCTAGTCCGGTATTTTTACAGGATACCGGTGCAAATGCCACCGCATACGTACAAGGAACATTGAATTCAACTGGAGCTATAATTTCAACTAATATAGGCTCATCTTTTCCTCTGAAATCTTACACTGCACCGGCCGCAGCCGCTACTAACGGTCAGACTTTGTGGGACCAGGGCACTAAAACCGCTGGTATCTACAGAATAACACTGACATACTTGAATAACGCAGCCATAGCAAGTGCCAGTGGCACCGATCCTGTTCTTACATTGGTACAATATCATGTATTGAAAACTTCCAATACAATATCATTTTCGCTGACAACATTAGTAGGCGCGGCTACATCATACTTTGATGTGAGTTCAAATAATATTATTAAGAATTCAACTTTAGTTGCCGGAGCATTTGCGCATATAGTAGAAGAGAGATTGGCTTAAATCCATTCATATCATAATATAATATGCCGGGTGGTCTTCTTCAATTAGTTGGTAAGGGGGCACAGGACCAGCTGGTTACTGGCAATCCTTCATTCAGTCACTTCAGGGCTGTTTATAAACGTCACACAGACTTTGCGATGGAACACTTTCGCATGTATTTCAAGACAAGTTTGCTGTCATTCCCAACTTCCGGAACCCTGTCTCTGCGCACGAAGGTGGAACGATACGCTCAGTTGGTAAACGACTGTTACCTGAGTATTGACTTGCCGAACATTTATTCACCAGTCATTCCACTCGTTGATGGGGCATTTCCGGATAGTTCAAACACTGTTAATTCTGCCTCCAATGCCATAGGTTACGAATTCCAGTGGGTCCGAAACATTGGCTACAATATGATTCATCATGTCTCTGTTCTCATCAACGGTCAAGAAATTGTTCGTCATACTGGTGAATGGATGAAGCTGTACGCAAACTTGACCTTTGACGCAAACAAACGGGCAATTATTGACCGCATGGTTGGTAATGTCCCCGAACTGTACGATCCCGCAAACGCCGAAGACCGTGTTAACCAGTATCCCCATTCCATCAGTTCTTCTACTGAATACGCCGAACCTTCTATTCCCGGCCGGACCCTATTGATTCCTCTTCATTTTTGGTTTTGTGAAACGGTAGGTAATGCTCTTCCCCTTGTTGCCCTACAGCAGTCGGATGTTGAAATTGTGGTAGAACTCCACAATGCGTACAGTTTGTTTACAGTCCGTGACTTTCGTACTACCACAAACTTCGGTGCCCGAATTACGCCAGATACTTCAGACACCAAGTTTTTGTTGAATCATTTCCTGTCCCCACCGCTGTATTCCGATCCGGCAGCAAACGCGAACACGAGTTTGGTATCGTGGAATTTCAATCCGTTCATTGAGGGGAATTATATCTTCCTCAGTGACGCAGAGTTAGCTTACGTTTCCCGAACCGACCATTCCTTTATCATCAATCAACTTGATATGGTTCAAGCGGAGGGTCAGTACGGCCCATCCAACGACCTAGAACTCACTATGAAAAATTTGGTTACCCGTATTGTTTGGGTAGCACAGCGTAGTGACCGCATTGCCCAAAACGATTACGATAATTATACCAATTGGGAAGATGCCTACCGGTCCCCATTCGTAAGTAATAGCATGGGATGGTATACTTCGGGTAACAACTTGGATGCAAATGTTTCCCAGCGGGATATCTTGCTTGAGTCAAATATCATTCTGGATGGGCAGGAACGTTTTGCCCCCAAGCAGACGTTGTTCTTTTCAGGTATCCAGTTGTATCGCCACCAAACTGGCAATCCCATACCAGGTATATATGAATACTCGTTCGCACTAGATAATCACCCCACGCAGCCGAGTGGTAGTTTGAATGGGTCGATGTTTAATAAGACGTTACTGCGGAATACATTCGTGCTGCCTCCGTATACCGATAATTTACTACCAAATGACCTGCAAACCCAATGTGTCCTGAAGTCGTCACTGGGCTCACCGAACCCGGTAGTCATTGCAAATCCTAATGCTACAAACGACCGAGGACAGCGTATTTACAATAAGAACGACCTAGTCACGATTGTAACTAAGGTACCTAACTCAGGTAATATTTTCAAGTACACTTACAGAATTCGTGCTTACGTTCAGTCATACAATTTCCTGCGAATTATGGGTGGTCTTGGAAATGTCGTATTTTCCTCATAATAAGGAGAATGATAAAAGTTGTAAGTGCCTTCTATGGCCCAGTGGGAAACATCAAGGACAGGATTGACGTTACACAAAAAATGAACGAGTTGATATCTGCCGATAAAAAAACGTTGGCTTTGATAGTCAGTCCGACGAATTTAGGAGTAACTGACCCTTCACCGGGTAACCCCAAAGAGTTGGATATCAAGTATACTGTAAATAACGAAGAACGAAAGGAACTCGTTCGGGACTCGTCTAGTCTGCTGATAAAAGCAGGTGACATAACTCACCGTACCTGGGCAGGCTTTGCGGCGTCGTCTTTTGCGGGAGCATGGCGTGGAATGTTAATAGTCGTATGTGTCTTTCTCTATGTAATGTCTATAGCCTTTGCTTCTCAATTAGGCAGAACGTTATTTAATCCAATCTTGTGGATTGTTGTGGCACTAATGTTTCCGTATGTATCCTTCTGGGGCATACCGATTGTGGTTATCCTGATGCGTATTTTTAGTTCACAAGATTTCATTGTAATTTAAAAATTGTGTTTTGTGGTAACTCTGTAATCTAAATTACATGCTCGTAAACTGTCCGATACCCTTGTAGCCCACGAAGATGTCCTCGTCGTCAATGTTCTCATACACGCGTCCCGTTGTCTCTCCCACCATGAATGTCTTGCTGTTAAACTCTACCTCCACAATGTCCTCGTCGTCATCGCTCTTGCCAGTAACAAATCGCTTGCCAATCGCATCCCAGTAAATCCCCGCGCTGTATCCGTCAATCAGATTCTTCAGTTCCGAAAGGTCAACCGTCTCGGCCTCCTTCTCCTCCGACGGGCGAACCGTCATAATCACGTAGTCACGCATGTGCTCGGTCAGGGTCTTCGCAGCGAAATCGTCCGACGTGAGCTCGTTCACGTAGGCCACGAAGTGCTTCCGCGTCTTGTCGGTCATCTCGGTTCCGAAGTCGGTAAACGTCTGCTTCAGCTTATCGGTGAGCGCCGGCGACATACGTGAGATGTGCTTGCTGCCCGCATCCTCCTTCTTGGCCTTCGGGGCACGCGGTTTGGGCTCCTTGGGCTTGCCGATGTTATCCAGCTTCTCCTCCTGAGAGTCCAGCTTCTCCCGCATCCCCCTGAGCTTCTCCCGTGACTTCTCGACATCGCGAACCTTCTTGCTAGCAATCTTCTGCTCAAGCTCCAAAATCTTCTCCTTGGTGGTTCCGATGGCTTTGATCGCACGGGCGTATGCGGGGGACTTCTCACGCTTTACCGTAAGAACGTAGTCCAACGCCTCATCCGCATCAAAGCCGTAGTTGTCGGCGAGAATGGTTACGATATTCTGAATCTGCTCCATTTTGGTAGGCTCAGAGTATTGTATGTTATTGGGGGGTAAGATGTCTATCTGTTGGAACTTAAATCCGTTTTCGGGATTTTTAAAAAGTAGGTGTGCCCACGAACATTTCCTGGACTGCCGGGAGCTCGACGGGCATCTTTACCTCGGACGTCGTAGCAAAGACTATACCTGCGGTAATTAGTCCGCCAAACACAGAAAGCTTGGAGGCATCTTCCCACACGATAGGTTCTGATTTGGAACGGCGTTCAAGCGCATAAATAATGAAAGTAACTAGCGCAACTGCAATTGACGATATTAACAGCAGCATCTTTGATTGAAAATCCGTTAAATCTTTATAGTTTTAGAACGAGCTCGGACTCGACCTTTCGTTCTATTTCTTTCATAGGGTCTTCTTCTCCTATTGTTTCAACTTCGATGGTAGCAATATCGTCACTAATTTCAATCGGCGGCCGTTTCTCTTCCTCCTCTTCCTCGCTTTCTTCATCAAACAGCACACGACGGGGCTTTTCCTCTTCCACTGGGGGTTCATCCTGACTTTGGGCAAACTGCTTGGCGATTGACTGCCACGGGAGGAAGGCTCGGATGACGTGTTCTAGAGATTCGTTAATCAGGGAATCAATCTCCTTGCGATTTCGTGCCTGCTGTTCGCTACTGACCCCGATGGTCTTGAACAGATACGCCACTTGCCACAGCTGACGAGCAGAGTAAATATAAAATTCGTGTACAAACTTTTCTACCGATGGGCGCTCAAAGTCAACGTTCACGTGCGAAGATGCGCCCTTGTAGTGAAGAGATGCAAACGACTTCATGTATGAAATAAATACTCCCATCAGCAGGTCATCAAGGTACGTACACTTGGTCGTCTTTACAATACGTTCAACTTCGGTAGTCAGGGTAGCGCCCGTCCATTCGGGAATCTTAGTCAGCATATTTTGGAACGTTCGCAGTACCTGGTCGGGCTGCTCGTTTCGCTTACACAGGTCACTGGCGTTCGTATAGATAGACCAAAACCCTTCGGAAATAGGGGGGTTCA